GAGAGAAGAAGATAAGATTGAACGATCAAAGACAATTGGAGATTTACGTGAACAAATCGAACAAACATACAATGAACAATTGTTTACTAAGCTTAAGTCTGCCATGGAGAATCAGATTGTTCATGAAACAGATGATTGGGATGCTTTAGAGACAATGTTCAGGACTATGGGTCTTCCGGTTATTAGAGGTTCTGGTGCAGATTATGAAGCTGAAGCTATATGTGCTAGATTGCTTCATTCGGGATATGTCAGTGCTGTAGTTACCGAAGATAGTGATGCCTTGGCACATCTATCAAAGATTGTGATAATGGATATCAATCGAGACAAGTCAGATAGAGCTGATCACCAATGCACATGTATCTTCTTGGATGAAGTTCTTGAAACACTGAGAATGACACATTTGCAATTTGTTGACTTTTGTCTAATGTGTGGAAATGATTATATCGATAGGATACGTTTAATAGGATTTGTGAAAGCTATGGAGCTCATTCAAATACACAAAAACATTGAGAATGCTTTGATTGCTTTGAAAAAGAAGAAAAAGGATCTTCATCAATATGAACTATCTAACTTGGATATTGTGAGAGAGGTTAGGGGATATTTCTTATCAAAACTTGATATTACATTAGATAACACTCCGGTTGTGATGTATAGAGATGGCTTGGATAATTTCTTCTCGGAAGCTTTCGTCGGCTATAACAAACAGCGCATGATAAATAAGCTACCTTTTGTCACGAATTTGCTGAGACAGTTCAATCAGAACTTCGCAACATTGCAAAAATTTGTTCTAGTTGTAGGAGAAGGTATAAATGAGTAATTCTACCATTTTCAGTCATTTCATGAAATGACTGAATGTCAAATAAAAACATCACAGTAAATGGATGCTGGAGGAGGTGTATATGTTATCAAACCTCCAAAAGTTAAGAAGAAGAATACAGGTGCAGATTGGATTTTCATAACCGTCGCAGTCATCATTATTACCGTTTTATTGCTTATCATCTTCTTATATGTTGCGAAGTTACTTCATCATGGCACTGGTACAACAACTCCAGGTCTTCCAGTAAGTTTGGGATGTCCAACTTCACCAGCACCTACGAGTTTAGTTGCTACTGAAGCGCCAACGACACTACCTGCAGTTGATTTGGCTTGGGATCCTGTTTTAACTGCAACTACTGCAGGTCAAACAATTCTAGGATATAACATTTATTTTGGAAGTGTATCTCCTTTATCATTGGCAAATAGTACGAAATTAGCTTTTGTAGTACCTCCTGAACAACAAGTTGATACAGTTTCAGGTGTAGCTGTTAAAAAGGGAGTCTTATATCATTTTGCTGTCTCTACAGTTGACACGTGTGGTGAGAGTACAAGTCTTTCAAATACTGTGAGCATCACTCTTACTTAACAGTCTCTTCAAAGATCACAGCAATTTCTTCAATCGTCTTGCTATTATAAGCTTCATCATACTTTGTCAAAAATTTGAACAAAGTAGCCGGACTAACCTTTGTCCGAAGCAAATCATACACTGTTTTTCTATAAATCATCCAGTCAAGAACTTCTGTTAATATGATCTTTTCATATTCCAAAACTAAAGCTTCATTGAACAATGTGTTTTTGAAAATAAAATCCAGTGCTGCCGATTTCTCATCAATCAAATATTTCGTAGCAATGTATGAACATGATATAGCAAGCTCAACAGGTCTAAATTCACTTAGACGTTCACGTTTTTCAAGAAATACAGTAACTCTATCAAATATGTCCAAAGACAAGAAGCCAATACGCCATACAGTTTCTATGGTTGTAGACGAAGAGTTATAAAGACCTATAACATGTAATCCTTGTTTCCGAAATGTATCATTCTTGATCTTCTCTAAAACAATGTGAGGACATGGATCTACAGGTCTATGTCTCAATCCAAACCATAATGGATCATCATCTTTTGGAATCTTTGAAAAGAATGGAGATTCCAAAACCTGTACGATAGTAGGTCTCTTCCTGGGATCAAGATCCAACATCCAATCCAAAAGTTCCGCATATTCGTTAATTGTCCCAAAATTGGGAATGTCGTCAGGTTGCGATTCAAAGGTCTTCATGAGTGTAGATATGTATTCTTCTTTCTGAGGATAATCAAAATCAACCTTTCTTCGTTCATAGATGAAGAGATCATGCATATCTCTTTTGGGTATGTTACGTATACCTTGATACGATATGATGGGACTTGGACATCCTTCTGTTAGATGTAGAAATGCATCATGACTGGGACCTCCTCTAACATCGAACATTTTTGATAAGACAGAGAGATCTGTCTTACCTTTGGCACTGAACAAATATTCACCTCCATTGAAAAGTTCATAATACCATGTCGCTAAGCTCCAAATATCAGATGATAGATCATATGTACCATATCCTAGAATGAGCTCAGGAGATTTGTAAATGCCAGTTCCAACATCCATGGAGTTCAAATGTTCTGTTGTCAAAGGTTTGCACATTCCAAAGTCTGCAAGAGAAGCATTAATGAGTGATCCCCATTTTGGATCGAACCATATGAGAACATTAGATGATTTGATATCTCTGTGTGTCACACCATGATGATGAAGATAGTGAAGAGCTTGAGTTATTTGGAACATAATCCTTTTCGCGTGAGTAGCAATGATTGTATGTGAGTTAAAGAAGGAATGGGCATTACCTTTAGCTTGAGTTGTTATGATGAAGACTTGATCCAAACGCTTTTGAGAGATATTCAAGGGTTCGCTGAATGGTGAACCATAATATACTTCAATAGCTTTCAAAAGAAATGGATGATCACATCTTTTCATGAAATCTGCTTCTCTGAGATGTATTGCTCCCTTCAATCTCGTGCTTGATGAAGAGACATAGAACATTTTGCATGCGAATATGGAATCATCTTTCAATCTTTTCACGGAAACGACGTTTCCATATGTGCCGTGACCAAGATTGCATATTCTAGTATACATGATGTTTAATAATTTGTAAGACAACAAATTATAGAATTCTATTGACTGATATCAATCGAGATGAGACACAATTTTCAAAATATTATCTCGATCAATATGGATGACATATGAAGCGTCTATTGTACCTTTGAGAACAGCATGATGTATTTTCAAAACGAGATTGATTTCATCATTGGTCAATTTTACTGTCTCAATACCTTCTTCACTCAAAGTTATACCATCTTCTCTCAATTCTTCAACGTCATTGTCTTCTAATATGATTGTAAAATCATCATGAAAACCCTTAATACCACTTTCTATTCTTTCTATTATCTCATCATCTGTAGTTTCTTCAAAAGAAGAACGCAAATATCTGACTAGATTTACAGGCCATTCTTTCAAGATCTTAAGGAACTCTTCACTAGACATTTCATAAAATTGCGCTTCATCTTCAACTAATTCTAATTCAGATGTGTTTTCCTCTTTTGCATAGAATGATACATCTCTCTTTTGTCCTAGCAATCTATGGGTATGAAGATGTCCGAAAAACCTTCTGGCTATTTCTACATTGGTACGTAAGGAATCAAGTTCTCTTAATTTTTCTCCTCCTTCTGTACCTATGAGATTAACTTCAAAGAGACTTGTATTGTACAAGAGATCATAAACGTCATCAGGAAAATATAAGGACTCATTGCTACCTTCTAACATTCTAGTCCATGACATGATCTTTTCTAACAATTTCTTCAATGTATCATAATCATGATATATAGTCATGTATTTTTTTCGAGCATTAACATCTGCTGGTAATGTTATTCCGAATTGATCGTCCAACAGTTGTCTAAATAAAGTTCCATTGTTGTTATCACATTTGGCACTTAAGGCTTTGTTTGAACTGCATAATGTCAACAATTCTTTTCCTGTAATGTGATTAGTCCGAATGAGATTTCTGAAGACATCATTTGGCAATTCTATCCAAGTTTGAACGATGACGAGTTCTTGAATATCATTGCCTTTGCCAAGAACGCCATCAATCACCTTATATGTCACACTTCCAATCTTCATACTTGCTAAGACAGACAGAGCATCGATAGTTTCGCGACCTTCATTGTCTCTTCCTTTCTGAAACTTCCTAGGTTGCCCAGAAGGAATAATTCCATATCGTAACAATTGTATGATTTTCGCAGATCTGAGAACTGTCTGGACTGATAGACGCAGATGATTTGCAAGAAACTCAATAGCCACGTCATCAGGAAGATAAATCTGAGCATTAGAGCTAGGAAGCTTCAGTTCAAGCAACAGAGGAATAATTAAGGTTGCATCATTACTTCTAAGAAATTCTTCAAGAGTATCCATTTAAGAGGGTATCAATTATTTTTCAAAATAGTATAACATGTTTCACAATATTCATTGTTCTCATCAATATTTGAATAAAGTATCTTTGATGACTTTCCGCAAAGTTGACACATACCTTTTAATTCAATACCTTCACACTTAATGATAGATCTCTCTGGCCTCGGTGTTGGAGGACTATCAGTTATAACAATATTTGTACTACTAGTATCATTGTTGTTATTGTTGATACTGGTTACTGCAGAAGGTTTTGTGTTTCTTGGTGAACCTCTTAAAACATCAAATCCGCAATCGAAACAAATCATAACATCAATTGTTATATCAAGATGACAATTAGGACATTGTGTGAATTCTTCTGCATGCATTTATGTAAATGAGAATGAAATATTACACTTCATTATGCAATATAAAATGCGTCGTATTCTGTCACATATAGCGAGACGATCAATTGCATCCTCATCGATTCGAGTTGTGAAAAGGGACGGCAAGGTTGTTGACTTCAATAAGGATAAGGTTAAAGGTGCTGTATGGAAAGCATTCAATGCTTCCAAGGAACGTGATGCTTCAGAGAATGTCACTAATGCAGTGATTAGTGATCTTGAGAAGGATGACAAAGCTTCAGTTGGCATTGAAGACATTCAAGAATTAGTTGAAAATGAGCTCATGAAGCTTGGTCATCTTAAGACTGCTAAAGCATACATTAAGTATCGAGAGAAACGTTCAGCATTGCGTCAATACGTTCCAGATAGTCATCTTAGTGATCTCGAACATGAGAATACATTTCATTTTAACAACGATCTCGTTCGAACACTTGTTTATAAAAGAACATATGCGCGATGGATTCCAGAAAAGAATAGACGTGAAGTATGGTCCGAAACAGTCGATCGTTACATGACTTTTATGTATGAACGCATAGGTACTAAGTTTGATGGAGTACTGTATGATGAGATTCGTCAAGCAATACTCAAACAAGAAGTCATGCCATCTATGAGACTTCTACAGTTTGCAGGAGCTGCAGCTCGAAAATGTAATGTATGCGTATATAATTGTGCCTACGTTGCTCCTCAGACATTCAAGGATCTGGCAGATATCATCTATATCTTAATGTCTGGCACGGGTATAGGTTTCAGTGTAGAAAAAGTGAACGTTGACATGTTCCCTGTTATTGAGAAACAGACAGGTCAGAGATTAAGCAAGTATACTATTCAAGATTCTCGAGAAGGATGGGCTGACGCATTTCAACATGGTCTAGAAACATGGTATTCAGGGAAGGATGTTACGTTTAACTATTCGTTATTGAGACCTGCAGGTGCTAGACTTGTGACTATGGGAGGTAGATCTTCAGGTCCTGATCCACTTCGAGAATTGATCATATTCACACGAGAAGTCATTCTGAACAATCAAGGTAAGAAGTTGTCATCACTTAACATGCATGACATCATATGCAAGATCGGACAAATCGTCGTATCTGGCGGAAGCAGAAGAAGTTCCTTGATAAGTCTATCTGATTTGAGTGATAATGAGATGAGACATGCTAAGGATGGAGCATTCTGGGTAACAGCTATACATAGATCTCTTGCTAACAATAGTGCTGTATATACTGAGAAGCCTAAGATGATGGACTTTATGGAAGAGTGGACGTCATTGGTAAAGTCTGGAACAGGTGAGAGAGGTATCTTCAACAGAGGAGGTCTCAAAACATTAATGCCTGAGCGAAGATTGAAATCTCTTGGTGAAGATATCACGAAAATTGGTCTGAATCCTTGTAGCGAGATCATACTAAAATCCAGAGAATTCTGTAATTTGACTGAGGTTGTATGCAGATCTGATGATACTGAAGCTTCTCTGAGACGTAAGCTTCGCATTGCTTCAATTATTGGAACATATCAATCTACATTGGTGAACTTTGGATACATCTCACCTAAATGGAAAATCAATCAAGAAGAAGAAAGACTATTAGGTGTTAGTCTTACAGGACAATGGGATTGTTCTGCTATAAGAAACAAAAACATGCTTTCCATACTTCGAGAAGATGCCATTGCTACTAATCTAACATACTCGAATATTCTAGGTATAAATCCTTCAGCTTCTATTACTACTGTGAAGCCGTCGGGCACAGTGTCGCAAATGGTAGGATCTGCGAGTGGTATGCATGCGAGGTATGCACCTTATTATGTTCGAAGGATTAGGATATCTGCGACTGATCCTTTGTTCAAGCTTATGCGAGATCAAGGATTCATTGTACATCCTGAAGTTGGACAAGATGTTGAAACTGCGAATACCTTTGTTTTGGAATTTCCTGTAAAGGCTCCAGAAGGTGCCGTCTGTACAAAGGATCTTACTGCCTTAGAACAGCTTGAATACACGAAGATGGTAAGGATGACATATACTGAGCATAATACTTCAGTGACTATCAATGTCAAAGCTGATGAATGGTTGAAGGTTGGACAATGGGTTTGGGAGAATTGGGACTTTGTGACTGGATTGAGCTTCTTTCCTTATAATGATCATGTATACCAACTTGCACCTTATGAAGAAATATCAAAAGAAGAGTATGAAGCAAGGTTGAAGTCTCTTCCTCAAGTCAACTTTGCTAAGCTCGTATATTACGAGACAACAGATTCAACTGATGTGAAGAAGGAAGTTGCTTGTTCTAACGGAGCATGTGAATTGTAATCATACAATGCTAAAAATAGCATTGTAAAAAGAAAGGATATGCAATAAATGAGTGCTAGAAGATTTGTTCCCTCAAATGCTGTAGATGCAAAACCTGTTGCATCATATAGACCTATGACTATGATTCCTACTGTTACGAGTGGCGATGAAGAATATGTTAAAGCACCAGTAAGACCTTCGTCTAAATCTATAAAAGTCAAGGCACCTGTAAAATACAAACCTAAAGCTCATATCGAAGGTACTGGTACAGCTACGGGAGAGTATTCTCATGCTATAGGTACAAGTTCTGTTTCAGGTGATTACAGTTTTGCTGGAGGTCAGGGAGGTCTAGCAGCTCATACTAATGCTTTCATATGGACAGATGGTACGACAGTACAATTAACTACAGGATCAACTTCTGCGATTAAGCAATTCATTGTGAATGCTACAGGTTCATCTGGAAATGGTATTAAATTTTATAATGGTGCAACAGGATCACCTGTATCTTCTGCAACACAAACCATTGGAAGTAATACGACATGGACTTATATTCCAGGTATACCAGCAAATTGGCCTTCCGTTCCATCTAATGTTGCTGATGCTCTAGATGATCTTGCAAATATTGTTAAGACAAATGTTGTTAATAGTATTATGGGAACTGCGAATCAAATAGCTGTATCAGCAGTAACTGGTGATTCTATTATTTCAATTGTTAGTAATCCTATATTGCCTGGAACTGCTGATGTAACTATACCTTCCGGTACAACAGGACAACGTCCAGGAGCACCAACAGATGCAATGTTCAGATTCAATACAACTGAAGAAATATTTGAAGGATATGCCAGTGAAGGATCTGGTAATTATACAGGTACCTATACGCCTTTTTCAGATGTAATTGGTATACCAAAAACTATAATATACCGCAAAAGACGAGTCTGGGTAGATGATTTTATGTCTACGCAAGGATATGGAGAACTAGGATGGTATGTAAATGGAACTGGAACATGGTCTAATACTTTTAATGTGGCAACAGCGGATCATCCTGGACAAATTACACTAAGCATTTCGGGTTCTGCCAGCGATCACGTGACTCTTGCATTGTCTGGATCACCTACAATTGGAAACATTATGGCTAATCAAATATCGTATTTTTCATTCATACTTAATACTCCATCTATCACAACAGCAGTTCTCGCAACAAATGTGGGTATAGGCGATCAAATTAGTAATGATAATCGTATAGGAAATAACAGTGTTTTCTTTTCATTCTTTCCATCGGTCAGTCCCAATATCTTATTTTACACTCAAAGCGGATCAAATCTTTCTACAGCCATATTAACAGCTGCCCTTGTTGCCAACCGATGGTATCTATGTGAAGCATGGACAAATGCTTCTGGTACAACATGGTATTGCGCAGTTAATGGTGTAAATTATGGAGGCATTTCTACAAATATTCCAACAGTGGCCGTTACTCCTGGTATCAATAATCAAACTCTTAATGGGGCAGCAATGACAATAGTGGTTGACTACTTTTCAATGATAACAAAAGAAATGGGAAATAGGTATCCTTAGTTATATTGCACAAAT